TACTATAGGATTAGTAATCCAATTAATCCAAGTCAAGAATTTCAGTCTTCTCAGTCTTGATTTCCCATACCTTGTTAATTACAGGGCTCATGACCCCAGGCTTAGGCATGTAGGTAACAGGACCGGATTTAACAATGAAGTCGATGTTGCTTTCCACTACGACATTGGCGGCTGTGGTGATAACGATGGCTCCAGTCTTGGCTCCACCAGGAACGGTGAAGATCAATTGGGCATCGCTCAATACGGTAAACACACAGGGCTTACCATTTAATTTGACCGAGGCAACTCCAGTAAAGCCGACTCCGTAGACATTGACTACCTGATTGATATCCCCAGAAATAGGAGATACATAAACAATAGTTCCACCACCTAGACCAGTGTCAGGGTGCTTCTCTAAGAACGGAGCTTGGTACAAAGCGTCCTGCTCTGGATTTTCTTCCATCACAGCAATGATCCTAAGGGTGTCGGTGATGCCATAACGCCCTGTGATATAGTCCCCTATATTCTCAGCGGGTCCAATGGTCACAAGGAGGTCTACCCCTATATGGGCTGGCTTGGCCTTGTCTATGGCCCCATAGAGGTCCGAGGTGATGGATTGGAGCTTTGCTACACTCTCATTCACATTCTCTGTATTGGTGAATCCTACCCCCCTTACAGACACACGAATGCGGTTCCTATCAGAAATATCTGCGGTCTTACCAATCTCTTTGAATAGTTCATCTACCTTGACCTCTTGGCCTGTATAAGCAGTCAGCACCTCAGAAATGGATTCAACCGTAGCACCTTGGGTGAACGCCTTCTGCAAAGCCATGGCTAGGTTTTTGTAATCCAAGTCGTATTGCAAAGTGGAGGGGTAATTCTTATTGATGAAGAGTGGGTCTCCCCATTGTCTTCTGACATCAGCAGGGGTTAGATAGCGCATATCCTTACCCACAATATCGTAGGCATGATAGTATTCTAAACGGCCTAGCTCTTTGGCGATGCTTCTTAAATGCGCTCCCCAGATAGTCTGGTCATTCTTGGAGAGGTAGAAGTTGGGGACATTAGCTATGAGCCTAGCAAACTCAGAATCTTCATACTGAATTAAGTCTTGTCTAGACTTGTCATATGCGCTGGCGTTATCCATTACCTAGCCCCCATTTCTTTCGACCTAAGGTCCATCCGGCTTCAACCAAACTAGAGACTTCTTCTGGAAGAACTAATCTGGTTTCACCAGATTTAAGATCATGGACCCATTTTTTACCTAGGGCAGACAGTTTTCCACCCTTTCCAGTATTGCTCTGGCTGAGGTGCTGGCGATGTTCGTCTGATAGGGGGACTCCTTTATGGGGACTAGAATTAGAGCGAACTTTTCGCTCTTCTTGTGATTGTATTCGATTAAGATTATAAGTGTTCCCAACATGAACTCGCGTTCTTTTAGCCACTATCTCTGGATCTTGTTTACGACCTATTTGAGCGAGTCTCAATTTTTGGCGAGTTTCAAGAGAAGGATTACTTAGTCCTTCTCCTCCAGCAGTTAAATTATAGCCAAATTTGGGGTTATTTGCTTGGTATTTTTCAATAAAGTATTTTTCCTGAGCGTTCAATTCTTCTTTAGACCCAACAAAATCAGAGATTAAGCAAAATTGAAATACAGCTTGTCCATAATTTCTGATGGCAGAGTAAAGGTGGGGGCAATAGGTTTTGCCACTCAATGCAAAGTTAAAATGCTCTTTTGCTCTCATTTCTCCAGAACGCTCACTTTTTCCTATGTAGATTTTGCCAGTAATTGTGTTGATTAAACAGTAAATGTGCATTGCATCCTCTATCTTAGGAGTCTAAAGTTAGTTTCCCGAGTAGTTGATAGTAACTCTACCTGATTTTAAGTACTCAGTGGGAGATAGGGTAATGTCTTTAGTCCCGCCTTCTTCCCATACCTGATAGGTAACTCTGAAGGACAAGTAAGAAGGCAGAGTCTTAGGGCTCATATCAGATTTCATGGTCATAAGAACCTTGCCACTTGGTAGGTTTACCTGAAGGTTAGCATCATAGAAGAAGTCGTTGACTCCAGTGATATAGAACGAACCTGGGCCAGCTACACGGAACTCTTCGATGGACATGGTTCTGGTAAAGGCTTCTCCTTCATATAGAAGTCCCACGAAGGAATCAAGCTCACCGCCTGAGGGAAGAGTCGAATCTTCAAGTACGATGTCATTAGTGATGAAAGCGTTAATGGGGAAGGTTAGGTTTCTTCCAGCAAACAAAGGGTCATCCTGAACCTTATTCCACATTGTCCCAGTGGGGATAACGATTCCCACATTATAGGAGCCGTTACTCTTAGCAAATTTAGTTAGGGGGACTTGAACATTGGTCACGCCATTGATATTCATGATCTGTTTGATTAGTTCGGATTGAGTTAACTTGCCTGTAGCATTGTCTAGGACCACACCGACAGCAGTTCTAATCCTATTGTCCATGACTGATGGAGTGGCATTATTAGAAATCTCTACGGTGACATCCACATCCACAGCGTTACCCATCATATTCTTAACCAAAACATCGGCACCAGCATGGCGCATGTTTTCAATCGAATCAGCTACCTGAGAGATAAAGCTAGGATACCCAGTGGTGAAGGCAAAAGCCTCATTCGCATAGTAATCAACAGTCACTAGGGAACTGTCAGAAGGTATGCGTCCAGTGCTGATACGAGTAATAGAACCAAGTTGAGAGGCGGGGTCTACGGTTAGGTTGTAGTCCTGGCCCTGTCTCATGACTTGGCTATTGTAAGTAACTTTGATGTAGCGATCAGCCTTCTTGACCTGGGCTTCACATAGAGAGTTGGCAGCGTAGAGTGTTGGATCTTGGTTCCACCCATCCATAGATAGGTCAGTGTGTCCATAGCTTTCAGGAACCCATACATTACGGATCATCCCGGCTCTGCTGAGTTGAGTGGGTGTAGAGCCTGTTAGGACGATGGTATCAGTGACTCTATCACATCTCTCATAGAGGTTGTACTTGTCAAAGGAAATCAAGAAATTAGTGTTAACAGGTATGGTGGTAGTTGAGTTGAGGCGGCGAATACTGTAGGACCCGTATCTGGCTGAAGAGACTATGGCATAATCCACACCATTGACATACACGATAGAAGAGTCTGCACTTCTGACTGACCAAACATTTCCATCAGAGCCGAGAGACATAGCACTAGCAATAGACACGAAGGGGATAAGGCTAACAGTTCCTGATTGATCGGGGATAACCCCACCAACAGCGGGAGTGGGGGTAATGGCTTCAGCAGTAGTGATAGAGGCTGAGTTTACCGATAGGACAGTATAAGTAGTGTCAACTCTATTGGGGAAGTTGGAGAAGGTAATGGTTGAACCGATAACCACTCCGTCATCTACCCATGAGCCATTGAGTCGGCTAATGGTTTTGGCAGCGAAGATAATGCCACCTGTTGAGAGGACCACAGGGACAAAGGATAAGGTCTGGACTGGAGGAGGAGCCATCAAGGTAGAGGAGTCCACCTGAGTTACATCAGAAGACTTGTTACTAAACCCGTTGATAAGAGGATCGTTCTTTCTAATCAGACGATAGAGTGCAGGAGATATTACACCAGTCCCACCAGTTGTTGTGTCTCCACCAACTACAGAATAAAGCTGAGAGATTGGCTGTATTGCTGGGGTCAAAGACATTGGGGAAGCGATTCGCAAAGCAGCGTAGAACTTGACAGAGCTAGAAGCAATTGAAGCCATGAAGCTCTGGTTGTTGAAAGGCACACCGTTAACCGTGAAGATTTCAGTATGCTCTGAGACCAACCCAGAGTCGATGACCTGATAGGTGAATTCATTGGGATCTAAACTAATAACCCCAGCACCAGAGTTGATCTTAACTCTACTTGAACCTAAATGAATAGTGGAGTTGTTTGACACAGCAATGAGGTCAACAACCGCAACGATAGGCCCTTTGAAGGGGGAGATATCCCTGACCTTGAACTCCATCTTTGGTGCCTTCTTACCGATGTTGGAGGTATCAAATGCCTGAGAGGTATAGTCAGTGATAGCGTAAGAAGTGAAGTCACCGAATGTGAATGGCGAATCATAAGAAAAAGGTACAGTAGCGGTAGCCTGAGAAGACCCAGTGCCTCTTACGAACACATCAACAGTACCTGCCGTGTGCTTCTTTCTGAGATCATCCCAATCTCTTAACATTTCAAGATCACCAGAGGCGATGACATTAGCGTTAACCACACCAGGAGTAGACCTAGCCACATTCAAATAGCCTAATCTTCTACCAGAGTCAACTCCAACAACCAACCTGTCCTTAGTTCTTTCAGCTAGTTTAGCGTTTAGCTCTCCATCAGTGCCAAAGTCAGCGGGGGACTCGTTATTGCATAACCAACCAGAGGGGATGCCAGATACCGGCTGACGAATTGATCCTGCTCCCACATTGCCAATGGCTCCAGTGGTACTGCATTCAAAAGGAAGCACTAACTTCCAACGGCCCCCCTGAGCATCGTATAAAGCATCAGCGGAAGCTGGATCAATGGTTGCAGACCCTCTGCATAAGAAGATTAAGGCGGGGGTATCTGTGTCGGCAACTGAGCTAACCTGTGTGATGGCAGGGTCAATAATGATCTTGGTGGTTGGTTTTGTATAGGTGTAGATGGTCACAGGGACTACTGAAGTGGTTGCCCCGCCTCTAGTGAGCCCCGCTCTTTCAGCCAATACATCAAACTGCTTGTCAATCAAAGACTGGGTGTCAGCATCAGATAGATTCCAAGAGCTAGCAATAATTGGTTTATAAGGGTTAGCGGACACTGGGTCAGAAAAACCATCGCCATCATAGTCATCTATGGTAGCGATGGCCGAGATAGAGCTAGACACGCGAGAAAACCACTCTCTTACAGATTGCTCGGATAACTCAAGGGCAACTGGATCGACATAGACATCTCTCAATTCGGATCTAGGTGTGAGATCAAGATCGGGGTAATTTTGAGTAGTTGAAGTGATGAGTCGAAGAGCGATCTCTTCCTTCTGCTGAGCAGCCAGGAAGTCAGTGGGAGTGATCTGTTTTAGATCAACAAACCCACAAGTGAAAGGACCGTTAAAATTGGATTCGTAGATATGATTGGTATCAGGATCTTGGATGACGGTGGAGAGGATCACATAAAATTTAGAGGCCCCGTTTACATCAGAGGAAGATACTGTGGCCTGAGAGTAGTTGATGGGAATGGTATTCTGAACAATTGTTGTGGTGACTTGGAGGGAGTCAAGGGGATTAATTTGAGTTGAGGTTGAAGTGTTGATTACATTGTTGGCACTCTTGGAGATTTTAGTAATAAGAGCGGTGCCAATTTGCTGGTAGGGTACAGTTACACCAGATGGGTCCGTGGAGATTTGAACTCTGACCCCAAGGAATCCAGGTAGCTCAGGGACCACCCATTCAATCTTACAATTGGTGGCACCTCTGTAGACCTTAACCCCACTTGGAGGATCAATAGTTGGGAGAGATGAGGTCTGAGTGTAGATGTAGGAGAATTGAAGAGTGGGAGTAGTTTTGAAGATGAAGCCAGGAGTAGTGGGGGGGTTAGCAGAGTCGTAGTTCTTTCCACTGACAAGCACCTGACTAGGGGTCAAGGTAACAGGGACAGTGGGAGATACGGCAAACCTACGCTTGCCGTTAACCAAAGTCCAACTGGAAGTGCGGGTCACAGCCGATTCAATGCTCACTTCAATATGGGTGGTAAACTGATCAGCATCAACAATAATAGGAAGAACGCCAGAATCCACTGAAATCGTGGAGGACCCAACAGTAGGGTGTATCAGTACTAGTGGTCTAAGGGCTATGGTTGCAGTGACTGGCATCTTTGGTTATCCTTACTGGGTTGTTCTAATTGCGAGGGAGATTGGAGATACACGATCTGGGCCGTAGGAAGAGACTTGGATCTTGGTTCGGACGGTAGTGGGATCAGCAGAGTCCCTATTAGAAATTACTGAGTCTACACTCTTTAAAATCTCCTGAGGGGTCAAAGCTTGCACATTTGCTTGAGATATCTGAATGTTTCTCATATTCTCCAGAGCATTCATGCATTCGTATGTTATATCCTCCTCTGTAAGAGTTAACCCAAATTTCATTCCGATAAATTCCTTTAGTCTGGAGGTGAATTGAGGGTAAAACGCACAGTTAGAAGTCAGTAGGAACTTCAGAATCCTCTGAACAAGCTTGTAGTGGTCATTGACATGAAGTAGGGAGCCTGAGCCATTGATGGTAAAGTCAGCAACTTTCCCATAACCATTGCACTTCAAGCAATAGGGCTGAGAAGTGAAATAATTAACCTCAAAGGTCGCATTGGTCATTCTAATTTGATGTTTAAAGCGAATAGCTTGTCTCTGCTCCTGGACCAACACTTCTTTGTTTATGACTTCCCAGGCGTATAGTGGGTGATCCTTAGGAAGTTCGACCCCATTCATGAATAACCTAACTGAGTTGGCTGAAGCAACTGGGGCTCTTAATCCTAACTCAGAGTGTTCG